CTATATAAGTAGCAAAAAAAAATTTTAATTTTTTACCTAAGCTTCCCTCGCTCTAAATTTTGCGAAAACTGTTAGATATGAAGGAAAAAATATGACATTTGTTTGGAAACATCCAAAATATTATCAAGAATTAATTAAACAACAAAAAGATCCAAGACATAATCAATGGGGTAATTTAGGAGAGCCTAAAAACCATGAAGACGAAGAAATTGTGGATCAATCGGATAATCACAAACCTCACAATCAGAATGATAAACAGTCTGACCATTAGAATAATAATATGGTTTAATTTTCTTTCCGTTGCAATGGCATTTATTCTTTAGCCTCTCCCCAACTTTTTCCTGTTGCCACGTCAACCGCAAAGGGTACTTTGAGATTTTCGATTGCATTTTCCATTAGCTCCTTTACTTGCTTAATATCTTTTTCTTCATTTATAGAAAAGCATAATTCATCGTGTATTTGCAACAAAGGTTGAAATCCTGCTTTGTAACAATCAATCATAGCTTGTTTGGTTTGATCTGCGGCAGATCCTTGTATCAATCTATTTAAAGCTTTATAGGTAAAAGCCCTTCTTATGTTATTACCATAAATGGCCTTAGCCTCCTCGTAATGCATCGCTTTATTCATTCCGAAGGTAGATGGCTCCCACATGTCAAATCGGCATTTACGACCCTTTATTGTGCGAATAAACCCATATTTTGAAGCAGAGTTAGTGACCTCATTAGCTAATTTTTTTACAAATGGCACTCTATCATTGTATTTAATTAATAAAGCCTCAGCTTCATCTTTATTAATACCTAATTCTTTTGATAATTTATTTTTACCCATACCATAAAATAATCCTAAGTTTATAGTTTTAGCTTGAGTTCTAGATATACCCGCCATGTCCGCCACTAATTGATGGAAATCTGCTTCTTCATTTTGATATGATTTAATAAATTCATCAGCTCCTGAAAAATTAGCATTAACTGAAGCTGCGTAATGAGCAACTAATCTTGGCTCCTGTTGTGAATAATCAAAACTACCCCATTGTTTCCCCTCTTCGGGTAAAAATAAACTTCTAATTTTATTACCAAATTCTTTATTTCTAGCGGGTATTTGTTGCAAATTTGGATTTGAATAGCTTAGTCTACCTGAAACAGTGCCACCTTGATCACTTCTTAGTTGATTTATCTCAGCATGTATTTTACCTTTATGCACAAATCTTTGAATGGAGTCTATAAATGTTGAATGGAATTTATTTATTTCTCTTGCTTCTCTTATTAGTTGGGCTATCGGGTTATTACAGTTTACTAGCCAATTTTGCGTGAAACTTGGTTCCCCGGTTTTCGGTGTCCGTGGGTAATCAACTCCCATCCTATCAAAAACTTGAGCTACAGATCTTGCTGCCCAGATGTCTACTTCAATGGTAGTTTCATCATTTATTTTTTTTAATAAAAGATTTTCTTTCGCTTTGAATTCTTTTTTTAATTGATGAGCCTTTTCTTCATCAATCCTAATACCCTTTCTTCTCATGTCAATAATGATGGGTAGTAATTCCATTTCCATATCCCATACATCATTTAGGTTTTGTTTAGTTATTTCATTTTTAAAATATTGCCACAAACGTAAAGTTAATCTTGCATCTTGCTCAGCATAATGTCCTACATATCCTGCGGGAAGTCTCCATAAATCTTGCTTAGGATCTATGCCCCACTCCTTAGCTTTTTCATTTAGAAAAGTTTCATTCTTAAGTTCACCTAGATAATCTTTTGCACAAGAATTTAAATTAAAGCTGTATCTATTTTCATTAATTATAGCTGCTGCAATCATGGTATCAACGATTGGGCCATTTATTTGAAACCCATTGACTAACAACCAACCTACATCGTAACTGGCATTATGAAAAATTTTAGTTGCTGGTGTTTTTAAAACCTCTTGCATCCAAGCTACAGTAATGCCCTCATCCATATTACCACCTGCATCATGATGTATAGGAAAATACCATTCTTGATCAAAAGCAGCTACGGCAAAACCTATTATATGGCCATCAAACGTAGCCCAACCTGAACCCTTAGTTTTAATATTTGGATCTTTTGTTTCTAAATCAATTGCAATTTCTTTTGCATTTCTTAAATCAGGATACTCAGACGGACATATCCAATCACTATCATTGTATATAAAATTTAATTGATGAGTCATTCTATCGTTAATCCGTTGTCTAAAACAATTTTATCCTCAGTTTCAATCCAAACTCTAGCACCACAAGGTAAAGGTTTGTTTGGTTTATAAACTAATTTTGATTTGCCTAATATTTCTACTTCTTTAGCATAGGTATTAGATTTCGAAGTTTTAACAGTTATAACTGGCTCCTCTAAATTATTTTTTTTATTAGATCTAATTTTATGTTGGTTAATGTGTATTCTCTTTTTCATTACAATTGATGAGTCATTTTAAATATTTAACTACAAAATACGTCACAATGGTAGCAAAAATTATACAAAAAATACCTATTAATAAAAATAAAAATCCTAATTTAACTGTCATCTTTTAGCTTTTTAATTTCTAATTCACAATAATGAATTATTTTTTCTAAATCTTGAACCCCGTTTTTCCTTTTATATCTACAAACGTATTTCACAACGTTACCTTGAAAAAACGTGAGCTCATTTTTTGATATAAATTCAAATGGTTGAATAACCATGTCTTTATAATGATCCCCACCTATCTGCCTATCTTGTGGAAATACATCATCAAATATATCTTTGCTTGTCATAGTTTGCCTCATATAGTTTATAATATTTACCTAGTGGAAAATTATATTGATGGTGAGTGCCTAACAAATGTAAAGTGCCCTTTGACCTTGTAGCCCCGGTATACCATACTCTTAACTCCTTAACTTTTTCTTTTATATTTTTTTTATCAAAGTGTGATGGGAAATTACATTTACTAGATAAAACAACATTGTCTGCCTCTCCACCTTTAACTTGGTGTATTGTGTCTATTATAATTTTTGGTGGTTTAGTTAAATCAATCTTTTCCCGCATAATTTTTATAAAATATTGCTTGTCCTTATCTTTAAATTTTCTTTTAAAAATATCAAGCCAATTTCCTTTATCTTCACGCATACCACATCTTAAATGTAATTCATCAAAATTAAACACTTGGTTAGGATGGGCAAAACTCCATTTTTTGCTATCCTGTGATCTAAAACCGTGATCTATGTTAAGTAGATATTCATACAATATACAAGCCTCTTCTCTGGTAATAGATCCTCCATCACAAATTTTTTGCCAAAATTCTATGGCTTGAAATTGATTCATATCAAAAGATTTATTACCCTTTACATCTTGATAATATAAAGACATGTCTTTTGCTTGTTGTTGTAATTCTCTTTTAACATCATTAATTCTTGCTAATACCAACCATGATCCATCTAAATGCCATGGTACTTTTTTTAAATTATTCCAATAAAATATTTTGCCTTCTTTATCATTAGAGTAAAACTCCTTCTCTACTCTATTATCTTTCATACCTGTTAACAGACATTTAGAAAAAAAATGCACATTTTTATTTAACCTTACTGATTTTTTTAAAATCACGTTACGACCGGGAAAGCTTTGAAAGTGCTCTACATTAGCTCCATTCCATTCATATATAGCTTGATCATCGTCTCCTGCTATGTAAACTCTCCAAACTGTTTTAGCTAACTTAACCACCATATCCCATTGTAGGGGTGTGAGATCTTGTGCTTCATCAACCATTAATACTTTTATTGAAAGTGCTCCACCATCCTTAATAAATTTTTCTACCATGTCTGTAAAATCTAATCTATCGGGTGTCCGTTGTCCGTTCTCCATCTCCATAGTTTTGAATTGCTCATAACCTGCAATGATGGACTTAAACTGTTGTAGCCGAGCTCCTTTTCTAGTTTGTTTTTTGTACAATGTTATTGGATCAACTTTCATGTTTCTTGCCCTGTCATACAATTGTAAAGACCAATTATTATAAACTTTCTGATCGTCCCAAGTTTCTTTAAAATTAATTTTAATTGTTCCGTATTGTGTATGAAAGGTTAAAAGATCTACTTTAGGGTCAAGAACTGGTATTTCAGCAAATTGCTGTCTCGCTAAACTGTGTAATGTTTTAAAATATTTAAATCTATCTTCATCTATATCACTAAATTTTTTTCTAATTCTAGAAATACATTCATCAACTGCTTTATTAGTAAATGATATGTAACATATTTCCTCTGGCTCAATACCTTGTTTTAAATATCTTTGCACTCTTTTTAATAAATTCTCTGTTTTACCAGTTCCGGGAGGGCCAAAGATTTTAATTGTCTTCCCACGCAGCTTTTTGTTTAATAAATTTAACATCTTTGTTTTTATGTTCGTTTTGTTTTGGCAGGTTTACAACCCAATGTCTAGTATCTATGCTTTGAAATTTCTTTTTTGGTAATGCTCCACCTTGTTCTAAAAATCTTGTACACTCTCTTTCTGACCAATTGTACCCCATCTTTTTCATAAACTTTCTAAAAGTTTCTAATTTAAATCTCATTTCAACTTTATCTATCCATATGTTACCTGAATCAATTTGATCAAACTCTGTTGTATCTTCTGTCTCTTCTAGAAATTGAGTAATACGTGAATTAAATACATCAACTCTTTCTTCTACTGCATCAAATCCTTCCATATCTTGCTTATTAGATATTAATTCTTCTAACCAATCTCTGTATGGATCTGGATCTCTTTTTGATGGTTTTAAAGGTCGCCAAACGATATCATAATTCAACAATTGCTCACCTAACAATTGTTGTTGATATAACTGTTTTGTTGATAATCTAATAGATTTACCTTGTATGGGTAATATCCAGTAAGGTTCTGGATACGAATTTACTTTTAATAATTTACCAACTTCGGGGAGAACCTCGTTAGTTCCAATCCCAAGTTTACGCTTAACGCATTCACTTGAAACGCAATGCATTCTTGCAATACTTGTTTTACATTTGTACGCATACTCCTTATTTTCTACACCTTTAAATATATTTTGCAATTCTTTTGGATGTAATTTTTCTGTACAAACTTTGCTCATCATTTCCCTTGTCCACTCTTCATACATTATAGGATCTGGGTTAATTTTTTTTGCAAGAACTGCTACGTTAAACATAGCATCGTTTCTGCCCTCACCTTTTTTAACTTTGTTTTTCATAAAGTTTACTACACAAGGTGGATAATCTTTAGTCTCATCATCTTTAAAAATTTTTAACTTGTAAAATTTCTCAGGAGTTAATCTAAATTTTTTTACATATTCATACAAATTTTCTAACTTGATAGCACTACAATCATCATGCATAGCAACTCTAGTTGTCATATGTGCTTTTTGATAAGGTAAATTTACAAAATTACCTTTTCTTTTATCATCCCATTTTTCGGGTGTTAAATCTACTTCATCTTGAGCAGGAAAAATATCAGTGGTTGTGTCGTTAATACCTAAGTCTGATGCAATCTCTATTAATTTTTTTCTCATAGACGAAGCCTCCACTAAACCATCTATGTGTAATATTAAATGTAATCCGTTAGATTTTGATCTGTAAGGAACTAAAGGATAATTTCTTTTTCTAATAATAGAAATTAAATCTTCGTGTTTGATGTTATACTTATCAACATCTATTACACCCCAGTTACAGGTGTTGTCATCCCTTATTGGAACACTTCCAAAGTAAGCATCTCCCTTTAAGTGTTGAAGCCAGTTATCTCTTGTTATTGGCTTTGGTTCCAACCAATGTCTAAATTCTGCTTTACCTTTTGAATTTTTTTTACCAGTTGGTTTTGAAACACCGTAATATGTATCGGAGCCTTGGAAGAGCTCAATGAACTCTTCCAAGGTTTTATTCTCGATTGACATTAGAAAGGTGTTTTTTCTACCGTATCTTCTTTATCGTGATTTACTTTTACTGAGCCCTCTTTACAAGTTTTGTGAAACTCAAATGCACCCTGTAATACATCACCAGAGTTTACAGTCCCAATGTGTTCAATCTCCCAACCATACCAAGATCCTAGATTATTTTTTTCTAGAACAGTTTTTAGATTGTACATTTGTGTAAATGTTCCTGGTTTGAAAAAACTTCCGTCTTTTCTTTTTGCTCTTACAGACATCATCATTGAATTCCACTTTTTAGATTTTTTTCTTTGGGTAGATTTCATTGTGATCAATGCAGTACTTGCAACATTTTTATCATCTAAGACAGTAACGTAATGAGAAGCAGTTTCTTCAACATAATTTCCATTTGGTAATCTGTCTTTATTTTTGTCATCTCTTGTAGTTTTAGACATTATATCACTATCAGCAGGATAAATGTTTACAGGAGCTGAACTACCTTCCATACCTCTATCTTTCCACTCGATATACTCAAGTTTATAAAAACATGGAATTACTGTTACACCTTTTGTACCATCGTACAATTGATTTGTAACTGTGTTAAATATCATACCTGGTCTTGCCTCTGGTATGAATTGTGAATCTCCTTGCGTAACTTGCGGAGATAGTTGTCCAAGAATTTTTAAAAATGGTAACGCTAAACTTTTAGAGTCAACATTATCAAAACCTTGATCTGCAAATTGTTCAATATTAACATTTGCAACTGCACCACCTTTTTCTTTGATGGCGACTTCTTTTTGGTCGTTTATCTTCATCGTTATTACCTCTTATTTTTTCGTTATTTTTGTCTTATTAGCTATATAGATTCCAAACATGTCGAAAGGTATCTCTTTACCTTTTTCAACTTGCTCCCGGACAAAAGCTTTTAAAGTCATAGGTTCAACTTTTTGTTTTTGTGTATAGCCAAACCCTAAATCTTCACAAACTTTTATAAGTTCAGAAACTTGATTGTCCTGACCTTTATCTATATTTGCCGTTAAGATGTTTTTAATCATGTCACCATGACCATTATCTCTTAGCCAACTAAAAGCTTCTTCATTTCTAGACTCTGG